AATTTGTTTACAATCATGATTAATTTAATTAATTCAAATGATTACACATTTTTACCTGATCCACTGGCTAATCGACTGGAAAACAATTTAATAAGATCCCTTGGTGGCACCACTGGCAAAGACCCAGATATGAAGAACATATATCTAAAGCTTATTCTAGAGACTATGTTTATGGTTCTTAAAAACTTTGTTGAAATAACAGATCCTGCTGTCATTATAGCAAAGCGAATTATTGATGGCACTAACTCAATTGTTATGGCTGCTCTTGGAGCAGTTGAGTCTGCCCTTAATACTGCGAAAGCAGCCTTAAACGGGGCAAAGGTCACTCAAGAGCAGTTGGTTACATCAGCAGAGCTTGCATTGCAGTCCGCTGCTGGAATCGCAACCGGGGTTGTTGGTCCGATTAAAGATGGAGCGCTAGCAATACCAAGTGATCCCGAAGACCCCAACTCGCCAACCATGGGAAGCCTTATCAAATTCGATACAAGCGATGAGGATCCAGTTAAATGGGTGTTTGAAATAGACCCAAAACTTAAGCCAGAAACACTTCAAACTGAGTCTACTTGGGTTCATGATGACACAGGGTACGCTTATATAATTAAAGAGGTATCACCTGGAAGTCCAACTGAGATCATAAGGGCTCCAGGCTCAGGTCCTTACTCTAACAATCTTGATTCTGTCGTTGAGGTAGGCCCTGCCAATATTAACTATTCAGATGGCACAGTTTTAGAACTGAGTGAAGGCGAAGAAATTACGCTACAGCAATTAATTGACACTGGCCAGTACAGAAAAACAAATTTTGAAGAAGATATAAAAATAATTCATCCTGCCCAAGGAGGAGAAATTTATCTTGCAGCCGACGAAGAAGTTCAAGCAGAGATTTTCAAGATACAGCAAACTTTTGATGAGATCAGCGAATTGCTAACAGCCTATACCGACGCAAAGGTGAAACTACAAAATATTATCGATGAAATAGAGACTGTAATCAAAGATATAGAAGAGTTCAATCGTAAAGCCAAAAACACAATGAAAAAAGTGTTTCAGTCGCCTTACTTGTTGCCTGGACTTTGGGGCGCCTTAGTGCCTTCTTGGTTGCCTCTCGGTGGCGGCATGCCACCCCCAAATCCTTTGTTTATTGTTGGTCCCGGTCCACCAAGCACTGTGCCTGGTATGATTTACATTGCGCTACTACTTATAGATGCAGCAGAAGAAAAAATACATGATGACGTCTTCCAAGAGGAAGAACCTTGTATTGACGAACTATAGGGATCAAAAATGAAAGGAATAGGGCCACAACTACCGCTTGATACCGACGAGGTTGATGGCACCTATTCTCTTACTAAAACCTACAGAGAGCAAGTGAAACAAAATTTTAAAAATCTTTTGCTTACATCTCCTGGTGAAAAAATGATGAATCCAGATTTTGGCGTCGGCCTCCGTCGTTTTTTGTTTGATCCTAGTGTACAAGTTGTGCCTGCTTTAAAAACAAGAATAAAAAGTCAAACACAGAAATATTTACCTTTTATACAGATATACAAAATTAATGTAAATACTACAGATTCTTTTGGCACCAAAGATGAAGATTCGCAAATTCTATCAGTAGACATTAGTTATGGTGTGCCCAGTATAAATTTAAATACTAACGTTGTCTTTACAACAGAGGGAACAAACTAGTAAATGACTAAAAAAAACAAAAAGTTGATTAATTATACATCTAGAGATTTTAACAATATTAAAGAATCTCTTGTCGATTACGCAAAAAGATATTACCCAGATAATTTTAAAGATTTTTCAGAGGCATCTTTTGGCTCTTTAATGCTTGATACTGTGTCTTATATGGGAGATGTTTTATCTTTTTACTTAGATTACCAAACAAATGAGTCTTTTATCGACACAGCAATTGAGTATGATAACATTTTAAGATTGGGCGAGCAAGTAGGCTATAAAGAGAAATTAAGAGCCAATTCATTTGGTATCGTTTCATTTTATGTGCTAGTTCCAGTAACCGCAGCCGGCTCTCCTGACACAGATTATTTGCCAGTTTTGGCTAAAGGCACGCAAGTTTCGTCAAACGCTGGCCAGATATTTACTTTAATTGATGATGTAGACTTCGGCAATCCTAATAACGAAATTGTACCTGCTGCAGCAACTACAGGTGCCGGCACAGTGACGTCGTATGCAGTTAAGGCATATGGCAGGGTCATGTCGGGACAGGAGGAGACGCAGTTAATTAACGTTGGAAGTTTCGCTAGATTTTTAACTGTTGAGCTTCAAGATCCTAATATCACAGAAATAGTGTCAGTAACCGATGCAGAAGGTCACGAGTACTTCGAAGTTGAATACCTTTCACAAGATACTATCTTTAGATCAGTTGTTAATAAAGATGATGGCACTCGACAAAATGTGCCTAATATTATGGTCGCTACATCAGTGCCACGACGCTTTGTAACCACAAAAAAGAATAATATTGTTACTCTGAAATTTGGATATGGCTCAGAGTCTAGTTTAAAAACAGATAATTTAAGCCACCCTGCCAATGTTGTTTTAAAAATGCATGGTAAAAACTATGAGCAAGATACAAGTTTTGATCCATCTAAGTTAGTAGAATCTGACAAGTTTGGTATTGCGCCAGCAAACACTACTTTAAAAGTTGTATTTAGAAAAAATACAAGTGATAATTCTAACATAGCGACTGCGGGTCTTACAAATTTAGTTTCGCCAGTTTTGATTTTTAAACCATCAGCGATAAACTCATCTAAGATTAGTTCAGTTAGAGATAGTTTAGAAGTTACAAACGAAGAGCCAATTACCGGCGACGTCTCGCTGCCTACTACATCTGAGTTAAAACAGAGAGTCAATGATGTTTTTGCAACTCAGAATAGAGCAGTGACAGCAAATGATTATGAGGCTCTTATTTACAGAATGCCAGCAAAGTTTGGTCAAGTTAAGAGGGCTAAGATTATAAGAGATCAAGACTCTTTTAAAAGAAATTTGAACTTGTATATTGTTTCAGAGGACAATAACGAGAAATTAGCCCCAAGCAGCCAAATATTAAAAAACAATTTAAAAACTTGGCTCAACAATTACAGAATGATAAACGACACAATAGATGTCTTAGATCCTAAAATAATCAATATTCAAATTGATTTTACTGCAGTTGTAGATTATGAGCAAGATAAATTTGAGGCGCTAAACGTTGCCTTGACAGAGATTCAAGATATGATGGAAGAGAAGTTAGATATAGGTCAGCCAATTTACATAACTAAAATATATGATGTTTTAAATAATTTAGATGAAATTGTTGATGTTGTTAATGTTAAAATAACTAATAAAACTTCAGGACTTTATTCTTCAAACACTCTTGTTATAGAAGATTACATTTCTGCTGACGGTAGAATTTTATATGCCCCTGAAGATGTTATTTACGAGATTAAATATCCTAATTTAGATATTAAAGGAACAATTAGATAATGGCTGTAAAAAGATACATAGCGAACAAAGACAACACCATAACAAACGCTTTTGCCATGGATCTCACTACTCGTGGCACTGGCTCAAATATGGGATCCGCTGATATACTAGAAGTTTTTTCTATTTTTGGCCAGCAGCAAACAACTTCGTCTGCAGCGACAGGTTCTGTCGAACTCTCTAGGGTGCTGGTTGAGTTTCCAATCGATACAATATCTGCCAACAGAGCGGCCAGTTTAATCCCTGCCTCTGGCAGTGTTAACTTCTATCTAAGAATGTCTAATGCTAGACATTCAGAGCAACTTGCAAAAGACATAACTGTTAACGTTTTAGCGATATCTCAATCTTGGCAAGAGGGCACAGGCCTGGACATGGTGTCGTACAAAGACACTACAAGAGGCGGCGAGGGCTCAAACTGGATTAATGCTACTGGCGCACGAGCCAAGGCAACATTAATTGACGCAGTCGACTTATCAGGCATTGCTCAAAACGATGCTTTCACTTTAACAGTGCCAAAAGTAGCAGGTGGCGATGGCGTAGCACATCAATTTGTATTTGATAATGGCACTGATG